CAGGCTTTCCGCCAGCCCCCTCAACTCCTCCGTCCAGGCCTCGCCGTAGGCCTCGAATCGCTCCCGCAAGATCGCGTACTCGCCGGCCGCGTAATCCAGCAGCCAGGCGGCGTCGTGGGCGTCCCACCGGTCGGCGTGGGCGATCAACCAGCGGTATTTCTCCGGGTCGGTGTCGAAAAACGGCCGGCGCGCCTCGACATCCAGGGAAATCACGTTGTCCCGCGCGGCGGCCTCGGCTGCCTCCAATTTCAGGCGGGCGGCGGTGAAGACCTCGACGGGGATGTCGGCGGCGGTCTGGTGTTCGAGCGCCTGGGCGCTGCCGTGGAGTTCCTCGCGGACCTCGGTGAGGTGCGCCTCCAGCCGCTTTTCGCGCGCCTGGGCGCGTTTCTGGGCGGCCTGGTCGATCACGGCCTGCGGGAAATAGGCCCGGTGGTTGGCCTCGAAGCCGGCGACGGTGATGAGCCTGCCGTCGGCGTGGTCGCGCACCCAGACGCGGCTGGCGTCGTGGATGTCGTAGCCGACGCGGACGGTGTCGCCGTGGAATTCCTCCAGGTCGCCGGAGAAATAGAGGTTGCCGAACAGCCGAATCTCGCCGCGCAGCACCTTGGCCGTGGTGTAGGGCCGGAACAGGTCGTGGCGCTCGGTTTCGGTGAGCGTGGTCGGGCTCCAGCCTTCTGCCAGCGCGGCGTCGTGGGCGTCGGCCGGGCTCATGTGGCGCCGGCGGCCCTGGGCGTCGACGAACTTGGGCAACGCCCGGCTCGGTCGGGTGTTGCCGGCCTCGAATTCCGCGCCCAGAAAGGTGAGGAATTCCGGAAACTCCATCAGCAACCGGCTTCTGCCGGAGGTGCGGAGGTCGGCGCGGGTGATCTTGTGGACCTTCTGCTTGGCCTCCCGGTCCATCGCCGCACCTATATATGTGGGCAGCTTCTTGGCGGCGGCGACCAGGAGGGTCTGGTGGCTCCTCTCTTCGAGCCCGCGCGCCTGCGAGTTGTAGGGCCGGGAATGCGTGATTTCTATGCCCAGACGCGCGGCGAACCCGAGCACCTCGTCGGCTTGTAGGGCGTTCCGGTACCCGGAGCCGTTGTCGACGTACCACAGCGCCGGGACGCCGTGGGTTTCGACGGCGTGGCGCAGCGCATCGAGGACCGCCCATGTCGATTCGGCGAGGTTCACCGACCACCCGACGACCTTCCGGGTGGCGACCGACAGGACGGTCGTGATCTCGGGGCGGAACGGCTTGCCGTGCTTCGGGTGCGCGATCTCGGCGTCGAACGTGTGGCCGTCCGCGGTGTAGCAGTCGTCGGGCCACATATGGCCGGTGGTGCGCCGCACGAACGGGCGCAGGGCCTTGAGTTCCCGGGGCAGACGACGGCCGGGCTCGAGGGAGACGGCACCGACCTTGCCCAGGAAGCGGCGGACCTGGTGGATGCTCGGCGCGCCGGCGTGGCCTTCGTGCGGCTCGCAGCCGAAGGCGGCGCGGTAGGCCTGGGAGATGGCCGGCTTCTGCGGTTGCTGGTACGCGGCCAGGAACGTCAGGGCCCAGGCGGGGACCTCCATGTCGCGCGCCGGCTCGATCGGCGTCAAATCCGGCGAGCCAAGCCAGCGCTGCACGGTGCGAATTGACGGGTAGCCGTCCCCACCCCGGCCGCGATGGTCGCGGGCCAGGCGCAGCAGGCGGTCGACGCTCTCGTCCGCTTCGCCGGCGCGCGCGGAAACCAGCAGCGTCCGCATCGCGGCCTGCCGGCTGCACGATGTTTGCAGCTGCAGGCGCTCGACGGCGGCGAGCACGCCGGTGCGGGCGTCGCGCGCCAGGCGCTGGGCGTCGGTGGGCGCGGCCACAGAAGAAAAGGCCGCCGGCACGGTGAGAATCGCGCCGGCCGGCAAAACCGGCACGAGTGCCGGCAGGGAGGAGAGAGTGTCCGGCGCCGGCGATGTTCCGGCAGGAGCCGCCAGAATCAACGCCGCAACGGCGGTGGGAGGCAGGTATTCGAGGCCGCCGCCCTTGGATTTACGGGGGCGGGATGGCCAGTTTTCGCGGGTGACGACCTTCTGCCACGGCTTTTTCGTTGTTGGGAGTCCCGGCAGCCGCATCGCCGCCAGCTCGGCGCAGGCGTAGTAGCGCGTCATGCGCTTTTTCCCTTCCGCGCCTTCGGCACCTTGAGGGTAAAGGTAAAGCCGCCATCCGGATTGGCTTCCAGCGTGGCGGCGATGCGCGCGCACTCCTCGGGATGGGCCTCGCACCAGGCGATAAGCACGCCCGTGTTGCCTTCGAGCGCCTGTTTATAGCGGCCGAGGGCGGACCGGCTGATCTGGTAGCCGCGCGCCTTGAGGAAATCTTCCATTTCATCGAGGGTGTGGCGGCCTGCGCGTATCCAGTCGATGACCTCGCGCTTGGTCAACGGTGGCAGCCTGTCGATCGTGGATTTACGGCTCATCAGCGTGTCCCCCGCAGTTTCAGCGTGGCTTCCAGGGCGCGCTTGCGGTCGGCCAGCGCCTTTTCCTCGTGATGCAGACGCGCCCACTCCAGGAGGGCGGATTCGTCGGCGCTCACGACCCCGCGCCCGCCGCGCTTGGCCGCGTAAAGGTTTAGCAGGACGTCGTCGTCAAGCGCGGCGTCCAGCGCCATCGCCCGCCGAAGGCTGATTTCATGCCGCTCGTGGCTCTGCGCCGAGTAGGCGTTGAGCGTGTTGAGCGACATCGGCTCGCCGAGGTGGAAGCCCATGCGGGTCGCCACGTCATCACGACTCAGGCCGCGATGCCGCGCCCGTTCCAGCGCCTGGGCGATGGTGGCGGCGATCTCGATGCCGCAACCCAGGGTGCCGGGCCGCTCCGGGGCGTCGCCGAACAGGTCGGGCGTCGCCTCGTCCGCCATGTCAACGCGCGCCCTCGGAATTGTCATGGCGCGCGGATGCGGCCTTGATATGCTTGGTTTTATCTCGACAAAGGAACCAGCCGCCGTGCACGGAGGAGCCGATGAACGTCGATCCGTACAGCTTTAGCTGCAGGAGGTCGCGTAAACGCCAGGCGTCGATGCGCTGCATGGCTCAGGCTGCCCGCGCTTGCGGGATGCGCGCTAACTCGGCGCGCAGGAGATCGTCGGCGCGGAACAACCGCGACAACGCCGCGGCGACTTCTATTAACTTGGCCAGCACCTCCGGATCGGTGAACAGATCCGGGAAATCACCGTCAGCGGCGGGCATGTCAGGCCGCCCGCGCTTGGGGATCTTCTTTGAGGCCGGCCCGGACCGCTATCTCGTGGCCTTTGCCGTATTTCCCTTTCTGGACGCCGTTCATGATGCGGTACACGTCCATCGGGTTGAAGCCGTTTTCCATCGACCAAGCGGCGATGGTCTTGCCTTGGGAGCGCAACTGCGCCTTGAACATTTCGGGGGTCACGAGGGGTTCCTTTTTCATCATCATTCGCTTATGAACATAAGTGACAAGCGAACTATGGGCAGAAAACTGCCCATCGTCAACTGGTGATGAGCAATTTTTTGCTTGAAGCCGGCAATAGGCTCCAGAAGGAGATGAAGCGGCTTGGGTTAGATCAGGCGGCGGTTGCCGAAAACGCCGGGGTGTCTAGGAGAACGCAGTACAGCTATGAGTCTGGAAACACGGCAATGAATATTGAGTACCTCGATGCGCTTCGGAGGCTCGGGGCCGACGTGGCGTACATCCTTATGGGCGACGATGTGCCTGCAGACTTTCCAGTCTTCCAGCCGCCGGCCCTCTACGTCGTTCGTGATCCAACGCCCGGAGAACTCGACGACCTGGTCAGGCTCTACCGGGAGGCGGGCACGGAACTGCGGGCCGCCGCATTACGAGTGCTTGGCGGGTAACCAATCAACTGAAGGAGACAATCATGCGCATCGTCATTGCCGTTCTTGCCGCGCTGTTTCTGGCGCCGGCGTGGGCGGATATCTACAAATGCACCGAGGCCGGCAAGACGATCTATCAGCAGGCGCCGTGCGCGAAGGGATTCGAGTTCCGCTCCGGTACCAACGCCGTCGAGCCGTCCCCGGTGGAACGGCGGCGGGCGCAGATCCAGGGGCTGCGTGACCGCGATCGCGCTATACGTCTGGAGGCGGAGCACGACAACGAGCGACTGGAACTTGAACGCGAGCAGATACAGGCCGGCCAGCGCCGCCGTGCCGCCGCCGTGCAGCAGCGCGAATGCCAGCGTCGCGAACGCGACACCGCTTGGGTAGAGAGTACGTCAGAGAAATACGCCCGCCGCGACCATGAACGCCTCGGCGGCCGGCTTTCGACGAACAGCGAATGGTGGCGCAACCAGGCCACCAACGCCCGCGAGCGGCAGCAGGATTACTGCCCGTGATTCGAGTTGGCAGTTGAGTTGGCAGTTGAGTTGGCAGTTCCGAGTCACCAGTTTCCGGGAGATTCAACAACGACGCCGTTTCCGGACAACTGGCAACTCTTAATTTTAGGTTTGTTCCAGAGTTGGCAGTTAGTTGGCAGTTAGGCGTTTGGCCGCGTTCAGGCATTTTCCGGCTCCCGGCAACATCGACGGGCCTTCACTGCGGATTTGCTGGTTTTCGAGTTGCGACAAAACGCCCGCTAAACGTTCAAGTTCCGGCTTTTTTCTCGCGATTTGCGCCAAAAGATTTTGTCCCGGAATTTCCCCGCCAACCCGCGCCGATCCTCGTTTCCCAGCTTCACCCCGCCAATCCCACGATATGCCAAATCGATCACCTCCTCACACCATGACGCCGGTGCCGACCGAATGC